AGCACCGCCAGGTCAGTACGAAATCAAGTATGAATTGCTTGAGCCTACCCACAGCAAGTTAGCAATTAAAAACACACAAGTGATTAGTGGTAATGCTACCATACACAAAAATCAAACAACATTGGAAATACTATCATGAAAATGAAAGAAATTATGGAAAATGCATCAGTAGGCGGCACCAGTTCAGGATCTATAGCACCTGTAAGCCAGGCATTAGGCATGCAATCAAGATCGGGCGGTTCGATGTTGAGTGGTAAATATACAACTGATCCTACGCCTAATACGCCCAAGGAATACAAAAGGAACAAGAATGTTAGCGGACGCTTTAAAAACTCTCCTAGCAAGTAATTTTGCCTATTACTTGAAGGCCCAGCAGTTTCACTGGAATGTGGAAGGACCTGACTTTGGTGAATTGCATGAGTTTTTTCAAAATATCTATGAAGATGCCTATTCGGCAATAGACCCCACTGCTGAATACATTCGCTACCTAGATGAGTATGCGCCGGGAAGTTTTGAACGTTTTGCTGAATTGACAAAGATATCTGGACAAACCAAGATACCCCGCGCCAGGCTCATGCTGGAAGAACTGCTGGCCAACAATCAACAGATGATTGACATTTTGAATCAATGCTTTGCAGAAGCAGAACAAGAAAATCAACAAGGTATTGCGGACTTTGTGAGTCAACGACTGAGTCAACACGGAAAATACCATTGGCAACTGCGCAGTTATTTGAAAGACCAACGAGCATGAGTTCAGATATTAGATCGATACTAGAACGCCTGGCAGCAGTAGAAGGCAAACTCACACCAGTAGGTGTCAAGCATGGCCTTAATCCACAACAAAAATCTGTCAATCAACTGCCGGCATTGTTCAAGCCACACAGCATTCGAGCACTAGGTGCCAAGACAGATCCTCAACATCCCATGCATGGTGAATTAGTAGGCGACTCTGTTGTTCCGAAGAAACCATCACTTGGCGAGGCCATGCAAGAAGTTGAAGAAGACATGTTGAGCAAGGTCAAAAAAGATCTAACACAGTATCTTGATCAACTGGAGAAAAAAGTCCGAGTTGATCGTGAACTCAAAGACAAAGCCAAAGACGCTGTAGAAAAACGCACCGCCGAAGAAGAAATTGAAGAAAACGATTATGAACTAACTGATCCCGGTACAGTGCATGATGTTGAGTCTCAAATTAACACTGCCGCTGCACAGCCGCAGCAGCCCATCAAAGTCATGGAACTGGATGATGGTGCTGTGTTTGAAATACACGGGGATGACACTGTGGGATATGGCATACACCATCGTGGTCGTAGCTTGCCCAGCAGATTCCGAACATCTGACGAAGCAGGTATAGCAGTTGATCTGTTCCGCGCTCATAGACAGCGCAATCGGCCTGAACAAGATCTAAGTCAAGACTACATAGAAGAAAGATAAGCGCCATGATCATCAGAGATTTAATTATTAAAGAACATAGAGTACTAACTGAAGCTCAGGCACGAGCACAACTGATGGAAGATCCAATCTATCGCCAGTTTAGATCAGTGGGTCAATATATTGCTGAACGAAGAATGAGTCAGAAAGAAATTCTTCAAGTGTTTGCCGACGCCGAAGCAGGCATGACAGACAAAGCCACAGGTGCAAATCGAACTTGGATGGGTCGTGGCAAAGATACCACAATGGACTTTGCAGGTGGGGTAAAAGATGCAGTGAACAGTGTGCTCAACAGCATTCAAAACTCTGCACCAGTGGCCGCAGTAGATGTTGCTTATAATGAAGCCACAGATGCATTGGCAGGATTAACTGGCGGTCAAAAAGGCAAGGTCATGCAGGCCATCAAGTCCTATCGCAATCTTGTAAAACAATATCCCAAAACTGCTGGCTTTGCCAAAGCAGCATTGGTAGCCATTGCTGGCCTAGCCACAGGCGGCGCAGGTCTTCCTGCCATTGCTGGATTGACATATGCATTGGATTCGGCCATCAAAGGTGACAAGCTGTCCAGCGTGATTGGCAAAGGTGGTGGTGCTGCTGCTTTGGCAGCCGCAGGTCAAGCTGTTAGTGGTGCAATGAATCCCGGCCAGGCAGACATAGGTAATGTAAGCGGCGGACAAGACATTGGCGGATATAATCCTGACAATGTGCCCGGCGACTTAATGACTACTCCTGAACCAGGATGGCAAAGCCATGCTGATGTAAATGGCATGTATGCTCAAGAACCAGGATGGCCAGTTAGCGGATCAAACGGTGGAGCTTATACCATACAACAAGGTGATCAACTGGGCTATATTGCTCAAGCCAATGGCAGCACAGTGGAACAAATCCGCGCTGCCAATCCTGGTATTGACTTTAGCAAGCCGCTACAGCCTGGTATGGAAATACAATTGCCCACAGCAGGCACCCCAGGCCAAGGTTCAGTGTGGCAAGGCTATCAAGGCAACATGTATGGTGACAAACCTGTGCCAGTGAAAGAAAGCTGGCTGCCCGCAGTTAAACTAATTCGTTTACCGGTGAATCAACTTATTGATGACAAAGCAACTATTTGGAGTTGGGCGTTGAATGAAAGTGTTGGTCGCAAAAGCAAAAGTGTGAACCTGACTACTGTTGGCGCCTATACTATATTTGAAAATGTTGACCGTTATCGCAAGGGAATCATTAAAGAACGCAAAGGTGTTCCTGGAAGCACACGACCTGCATACTATCGTCCAGACATGCCAGGTGCTCCTGTAACGCCAACTAAAAAGCCTGGTGTCATTGGCCAGGGGCTGAATTGGTTGGACAAAGCAGCTGGCAAAGTGGGTGGTGCCCTCAGCAACTTTGGACATCAGTTCACAACCAATGTCACAAAAGAAAAACTCAAAATGAACTGGCATCTAGACGGCAAGCCCAGCGATTCAGATGAATTGTCTGCATGGTTGGTCACGCAAGGTGTTCCACAGCAAGTGATCACATCAGTGTATAACAAGATGGGCATTCCGCACACAGCACCTGCTGCTGCCTCCGCCGCTCCTGCTCCTGGCGCTGTTATCAAAGGCCCTGCTGCCACTACAACAACTGCAACAGCACCTGTAGCCACACCAGGTGCCCCTGCTGCTGCTAATGTGGCAGGATACAATGATCCAAAGAGTGCAAACTATGTTGGTCGTAGAGAAGTTGCTCGTCGACAGGCCGCACAACCTGCTGCCGCAGCGACCGCTCCAACCTTCGCTCAACAAGGTGGTGGATACGCTAAGGTTAACCAGCCAACCGCAATGAAATACAGCGGAGTTCCAATGGCCAAACCTGCTGCTGTGCCAACATCATTGCCTGCTGATAAAACTAGTGAATATTTTAACGCTCTGGCCAATAAAGGTGCTGATCGTGATGCCGTAAGAAACAATCCGGCCATGGCCCAAAACGAATCATTGTCCTGGAGCCGAAACTTCAATCCAGGCATGACACTATTCCGCCAAATGAAACGGGAACAATCATAATGCGCCTGAATGAAATTACCAATCCGCCAGTTGATATTGCGTCATTGAAACAAGAATTGGCTGCAAAACAAGCTGAATTTGAACGACTGGGCGGCATGAGTTATCAATACGCTGATCGCATGATGCCACAAGATTATCAAGCACAACAAGTGCATAGAGAAATCAATTCTCTAGAGAGAAGAATTCAAGCCGCAGGTGGCTAACCAAACTCAGCCTTAGGACCGAGTGGGCGGCTGCTGCCCGGGCTAAGGAATTCGCTACTCCACGGCCCAAAGTGAGCACTATTTACATGCATGCAGACACCGTTAAATTTTACAATTACAAACCCGTAGACAAACCAGAATTGTCAGATAGATTTTGTCGGTTGCCTTTTACTTCTATGCAAATAGATACTGATGGTGATGTACAACTATGTTCGTGTCAATATCACATGCCTTATAACATAGGCAACATATATCAAAATAGTTTACAAGACATTTGGCTTAGCAACACAGCCGACAAAGTAAGGCAATCTGTAGTTGATGGAAAATTTACATATTGCAGTCAAGAATGTCCATTACTTTACAATTTGCCTAAAAAATCCAATGCAATTCCAACAGTTCGGACGTTTCCACTTGAAGTCAAAATTGATCTTGATGAATCTTGTAATCTTAGTTGTCCGTCGTGTAGAGAACATGTAATCATTGACAAATCATCAGTGCGTATTCAAAAACAAGTTGAAATATATCAAGAAATTAAACAGTGGGCTATAGATAACCCTAACGTTTTATTCAATATTTCTCCTTGCACATCTGGTGAGATGTTTGCCAGTCATAGCGGACTAAAATTTTTAGAATCGTTAGTTGATTTTCCAAACAAAAATCTACAACTTCATATAACAACCAATGGAACATTACTGAACAAAAATAAAAATTTGATACTGGCATTAAAAAACGTTATAACAAATATTAGTGTTAGCATAGATGCAGCTACTCCAGAAACTTATTCCGTAGTTCGTGGAGGAGATTGGAATGAACTCCTTCGGGGACTACAGTTAGTTAAAGAGTCTTTGAAAATACCAATTAATTTGAGATTTGTTATTCAACAGGCCAATTTTAAAGAAATTGTTCAGTTTGCAGAGTTTGCAGACCAGTATAACTCAAGAATTTATTTTTCTTCGTTATTGAATTGGGGACATTGGACCATTGATTGGTGGGACAAAAAATCAGTAGTCAAGCAATCATCTCCTGACTTAGAAATGATATTAAACAATATTCGTGATCTCAAATTGCGTTATCCTAATAAAATAGCTGTATCTGCAGACATCATCAGATTATTGCAAAAGGCAAGCAAATTGAGCCAATAGTGTTTGCAATTTGTTTGTTAACCTGTATAATGTTAATTTTATAGGAACAAGCATGTCATCTAAAACATTCAACGGCGAGCAAAAACTCAAACTCACCCAAATCATCAACGAAGGCATGCAAGTGCTTCACGAGATTGAAACACTCAACGGTGGACTAACTGACACCATCAAAGCAATTGCCGAAGAGCTAGAAATCAAACCTGCCATTCTCAAGAAAGCCATCAAGCTGGCACACAAGGCCGAGTTTGGCAAAGAAAAACAGGATCACGAGACTCTAGAAACTATTTTAGAAACTGTTGGTAAAACTCTATAAATACCTATGAGTCGCTCACATCACGAGCATGTAGCAAGGCCCACCCGGCCACAAACGGAGAACAATGAGTTATATTGACGCACTATTTGATCGTGAGCACGATCGCATCCATGTTGTAGAACGCCGCGACGGCGAACGAGTCTACCGAGAATATCCTGCCAACTACATCTTCTATTACGACGACCCTAGAGGCAAGTTTCAAAGCATCTACGGCACGCCTGTAAATAGATTCTCATCGCGCAACAACAAAGAATTTCGCAAGGAAGTTCGCAGCCAGTCTGGCAAGCAGTTGTATGAATCGGACATCAATCCTATCTTTAGATGCTTGGAAGAAAACTACAAAGACCAAGATGCTCCCGAGCTACACACAGCATTTTTTGACATTGAAGTTGCATTTGACCAAGAGCGTGGATTCTCTCCTGTGGCAGATCCGTTCAATCCGATCACTGCAATATCTGTATATTTGGATTGGCTGGATCAAATGATCACCTTGGCCGTACCGCCTGCACATCTAAGTTGGGACACAGCACAAGAGCTGGTGAGTGAGTTTGAAAACACCATCTTGTTTGAGCGTGAAGAAGACATGATCAAGATGTTCTTGGATGTGATTGAAGGTGCGGATGTGCTTACAGGCTGGAACTCAGAAGGCTATGACATTCCTTACACAGTAAATCGTACCACAAGAATACTCAGCAAGGATGACACTAGACGTTTTTGTTTGTGGGGACAGTTTCCCAAGCAAAGGATGTTTGAACGCTTTGGGGCAGAGAATCAAACTTACGACTTGGTCGGTCGTGTGCATATGGACTACATGCAGTTGTATCGCAAGTACACATACGAAGAACGTCATAGCTATAGTTTGGATGCCATCGGCGAATACGAACTGGGTGAGCGCAAAACACAGTTTGAAGGCACATTGGATAGTTTGTACAATCAGCACTTCAAGAAGTTCATTGAGTACAACCGCCAAGACACCATGATCATTGCCAAGTTAGATAAGAAATTACGTTTCTTGGATCTGGCCAATGAACTAGCACATGCCAATACTGTGTTGCTACAAACCACAATGGGTGCTGTGGCAGTGACTGAACAGGCCATTATCAACGAAGCACACGAACGTGGCATGGTTGTGCCCAATCGTAAACAACGCCTCACAGATGACGACACGCAGGCCGCAGGTGCTTATGTGGCATATCCTAAAAAGGGCTTGCACATGTGGATTGGATCAGTGGACATTAACTCACTGTATCCATCAGCTATTCGTGCCATGAACATGGGTCCAGAAACTGTAGTTGGCCAATTGCGGCAGACCATGACTGATCATTTGATCAAAGCCAACATGGCCAAGGGACAAAGTTTTGCGGCAGCCTGGGAAGGCTTGTTTGCCAGCTTAGAATACACAGCAGTAATGGAACAGCAACGTGGCACAGAAATTACCATTGACTGGGAAGGTGGCGAAGAGTCAGTTCACTCGGCCATGGAAATCTGGCACATGATCTTTGACTCAAATCAGCCTTGGATACTTACTGCCAACGGTACTATTCTCACTTACGAGAAGAAAGGTATTATTCCTGGCTTGCTAGAGCGTTGGTATCGTGAGCGACAAGAACTACAGGCCAAGAAGAAAGAGACCAAGGATGCCAAGGAGATTGCGTTCTGGGACAAGCGTCAGTTGGTCAAGAAGATTAATCTTAACTCTTTGTACGGTGCTATTTTGAATCCGGGCTGTAGATTCTTTGACAAGCGCATTGGACAGTCAACCACACTGGCAGGCAGATCAATTGCCAAGCACATGGATGCTCACATAAATGAGTGTATCACAGGCGAATATGATCACACAGGCAAGGCCATCATCTATGGTGATACAGACTCATGCTATTTTTCTGCTTGGCCCATCTTGGAAAAAGAAGTTTCAGAAGGACGTATGGAATGGTCAAAAGAAACTTGCATTCAACTGTATGACTCAATTGCTGATCAAGTGAACGAGAGCTTTCCGGCATTTATGGAACAGGCATTCCACTGTCCCAGAGACATGGGCGAGTTGATCAAAGCAGGCCGTGAACTGGTTGCTGATCGCAGTTTGTTCATTACCAAGAAACGTTATGCTGTAAACATCATCGACTTAGAGGGCAAGCGATTGGATGTAGACGGCAAAATTGGCAAAACTAAAGCCATGGGCTTGGATTTGAAGCGCAGTGATACACCCAAAGTAATTCAAGACTTCCTGTTAGAAATTCTAAATAAAGTACTGGCAGGTACACAACGAGATGAAATTATTGAACGCATTAGAGAATTCAAGTATGAGTTTAAAGAGCGGCCGGGTTGGGAAAAAGGATCACCCAAGCGTGTGAACAACTTGACCAAGTATGCGGCAGAAGAAGCACGATTAGGAAAAGCCAACATGCCAGGCCATGTGCGGGCTGCCATTAACTGGAACAACATGCGCCGGATGAATAGCGACAACTATAGCATGCAGATTGTTGATGGGATGAAAACTATTGTGTGCAAACTCAAATCAAACGCATTAGGTTGGACATCAATTGGGTATCCTACAGATGAACAAAGGTTGCCTGCATGGTTTACTGAACTGCCGTTTGATGATTCATTAATGGAAGCAACTGTTGTGGATCAAAAGATCGACAACCTGCTGGGTGTGTTGGAGTGGGATCTTGCGTCAGCTACCAACACAGAAAACACTTTTACATCACTATTTTCATTCGAATGAAGCTAAGTCAAGTTGTTGCATACTTAAACTGGTTAGAACGTCCTGACATGGACCCGTCTTACGGTAACATAACTGATAAGTTGGATGATATTGTTCATGCAGTAAAAAATCGTGATGTTCAGTATCATTCTACTACCGCCGAAATACACGAACGGTTGGCGGATGTTAAAAATTATATTGCTAAATTTGACCAATCACTTCAAACTCTAAAGCAACAGTTAAGGAACGACGTCAATCGTCTAGAGCCTGAATATTATGCAGAAAGTTGGAAGCGATATGAACAAGAAATGTGTTTTGAAACTGTAGAACACTTGATCAATCGCAAGCTACCTATTGAGTTTAATGATCATGAAAGTTTGCGCAACACAATAAAAAATTACACTGATTGGCGATTGCCCGGAATGATAATTGGCGCCAGACAAGATGTGCTGGTCGAAGACATGGTGCCAATGGATCCATTGTATCTTGTGGATCACAATCGTGATTTAATTGACGTTGCTATGAATCCGTTTACCAAAGAATATAAAAACAGACTGCGGCCGTATGTAATTAACGATTGGAAAGACACAGAGATTTTTACAGCATTGCCTAGCAATCAATTTGGCCTGGTATTTGCCTATAATTATTTTAATTGGAAACCCATTGAGATGATTGAAAAGTTCTTGATAGAGATATATCAGAAACTAAGACCCGGTGGCGCATTGGTTTTTACCTACAATGAATGCGACAACTGGCACGGAGTTGGTGCAGTAGAGCATGCTTGGATGTGCTACACACCAGGCAGTCGCATACAAACAATAGCCCGGAATCTTGGCTATAAAATTATCGAGCGGTACACCGGAACCGGTGATATTGCTTGGTTTGAAATGCGTAGACCTGGAGAAATCCAAAGTCTGCGCGGCGGTCAAGTTTTGGCAAAAGTAATTCGTCAATAATGATTGCAAATTCTAAATACATCTGTTATAATCAAACACATAGGAGAGAAACATGAGAGATTATCTATTAGACTTAGTACAACACACACATGACCTTGGTTGCATTGACTTGATCAAGATTGTGGGAGATGACAAATCCACACAAATCGTAGGCCTAGCTGAAGACATGAGTGTGGTTGTGGAAGGTGAATTTAAAAACCCACACCCAGACTTTGTGGGCACATTTGGCATGCCAAACTTGAGCAAGTTGAAAATTTTATTGAACTTGCAAGAGTACAAAGAAAATGCCAAGCTCAGCTTGAGTCGGCGTACAGGTGGAGAACCGGATGGCATCAATTTTGAAAATGCCACAGGCGATTTTAAAAACAACTATCGTTTTATGGCCGAAGCCATTGTGACTGAAAAACTCAAGACACCCAAGTTCAAAGGTGTGAATTGGCACATTGAATTTGAACCAACTGTGGCTGCTATCAATCGACTGCGTATGCAAGCACAGGCCAATGCTGAAGAGCCACACTTTCAAGCCAAGACTGAAAACGGCGACTTGAAGTTTTTCTTTGGCGATCATAGCACACACTCTGGCAATTTTGTGTTCCACCCAGGTGTGAATGGACAGTTGAAACGTGCATGGTCGTGGCCTGCTCAACAGGTCATGAGCATCCTGGCACTCACAGGCGACAAGACCATTCGTATTAGTGACGACGGTGCTGCCAAGATCACTGTGGATAGTGGTATTGTTGTTTACAACTACATCTTACCAGCACAAAGCAAGTGAGCCAAGATAACTTAACTGCCAAGCAATCGGATTACGCTGTATTCCTTCCGGCCATCAGCGGGTTCTATTCTACGTTTGTGGGCAAGCAACGGAATGAACACTATGTGGATCCCGCACGATTCCCGCAGGGCCTCACGGATATGGAACAGCTTAATTGGCTGGATTCCACAAAGGCATTATTTCCGTATCGTTGGTCACTTGCGTCCGGAGGTCATGCTAACCTCGATCTCTCAAAACAAGATTGGTCTGAAGACATGGTACGGAACCGTGAGCCGGGCACGTTTCTCCTAGGTGACTCGGGCGGTTTCCAGATTGCAAAGGGTCTTTGGGAAGGTGATTGGCGAGCCAACTCGGGTTGTGCTAAAGCTCAAAAGAAGCGTGAGTTAGTGCTCAATTGGTTGGACAATGTTTCTGATTACTGCATGACACTTGACATTCCAACTTGGGTTATTCATGATAAAAAAGCCGCCAAGGCCTGTCAAATCTCTACACTGCCCGAAGCTGTGGCTGCTACCAAATTCAACAACGAATACTTCATGAAACATCGCAAGGGTGTTCGTAATGGTGGCACCAAGATTCTAAATGTGTTGCAAGGTGACAATCACACGTCAGCTGACCAGTGGTATGACACCATGAAAGAGTACTGCGACCCTGCAAAGTATCCAGACACACACTTTGACGGCTGGTCAATGGGTGGACAGAATATGTGTGATGTTCACTTGGTGCTCAAACGCTTGGTAGCTTTGCGATATGATAATTTGTTGCAAGAGGGCAAACATGACTGGATGCACTTCTTGGGCACATCAAAGTTGGAATGGGCTGTGCTACTCACCGTGATTCAAAGAGCAGTTAGAAAATACGTTAACCCGGCTTTTACTATTAGTTTTGATTGTGCCAGTCCATTCCTTGCCACAGCCAACGGTCAGGTCTATTACGAAAATGTATTTGAACATGACTCAAAGTGGTCGTATCGTATGGGTCCTAGTGCAGATGATAAAAAATATGCTACAGACACACGCAAATGGAGCACCGGTGTTGTTGCCGACGGAATATACCCTCGCTGGCAAGACAGTCCCATAAGCGACCTGCTCACAATGAAAGATATTTGTATCTATAAAGCAGGCACAATCAAACCGGGTGTTACACTTACTGAGGAAAATTTCAAAGATCCTGCTTTGTATGATGTACTGCCAGATATTAACAAGAACGGTAAGTGGGGCAAGACTTCTTGGGATAGTTTTTCATATGCGTTGCTTATGGGACATAATGTTTGGATGCACTTGACTGCGGTACAAGAAGCAAATAGACGGTTTGATGCTGGAGAATATCCTGCTATGATGCGTCGGTCAGTTGGTGACTATGCTAAGTTTGAAGACATCATTGAAGCAATCTTTTCGGCACCAGACAGACAAACTGCTGAGGAAATTATAAAATTTTATTCAAGCTATTGGATGGAGATTCCGGGCACACGAGGATTCAAAGGTAAGAAAACCATGAATGCTCGCACACAATTTAATGTGCTATACACTTTTGAAGAAACAAAAGTTGACAGCGATCCCGAAGATCAGTTACAATCAGAAGCATTACAACTGCTTGAAAGCGAGCAAATCAAATGAATCGACAAGGACATGAAGACACTAACTTCTTTGTAGGCACAGAAGTTGAGGCTAGCCCTGTTAACGGACATCGAACATTGTTTGTGGTAGGGTTGCAAACTGTTGAAGATATAGATTGGAAGCGTGGTGAGATTGATGCCAAAGCAAGGAATCCAATCACACACATTTACTTTGGTGCCAATCAAAGTTTTCCAAACCCCGCTATTAATGATGCTGAAACTTGGAGCAAATGGGAACGCATGATTCAGGCGTGGTTGGACAAGGGCTATTGGTGTACCTTGGATCTTGATGTGTCGTCTGCAGAAGGCCTGTGCGAAGGTGGACTATGCGAACAAGCACAGTTCATTCCTATGATATCTGTAAAACTGCCTTATATCAAACTGCTAGGCTATAACACTACTATCAAGCTAGACGACAAAGATTTTAAAGCAACCAATCCCGGAGTATGGTGTCATAGCCTACATAACTTGTTGGATAGAAAAACATTTACCAGTTGGGATCAATACACAAAGGATGAAGTAATCAAATGAAGATTAAAAGTGTAAAAACTTCATTGCTTGGACAAACTGTTCCAACCAATATCAATGGCGTTGCAGGTAGATATATTGAAGAATACCTGCAACAAGAAGGTTGGCCCACTGATTTACGTGGTGCTTGTGCAGATGTACCCAAGTACAATCTTGAATTTAAATCTCGTGACAAAGATGCAGTATCTCATCATGTTGTAGGCACAATGCTTCCTACAGATATTATTTCAACATCTTATTTAGATAGCATAATTTGTAAAAAATTACAACAACAACTTAGAGTAATCACTAAAGATCAAGTGGTAATAAGTACCACTGTGTATGATTTTGCGCATCCTAAAATACAAGAAATTTTTAAAGATGGATATGAAACATGCCGACAACAACTAGCTGCCGGCAGTCAAAGTGACTATATCCGAGGCAATGACTATTGTTTTTTTGAACGACAACGTGGCAAAACCAGTTACAAATTTAGAATATTTAAAAATAAAATGGCTGTGCTTGAAAGCATGGCAATGAGAAGCAAACAATATGATAGACTATACAGTGGAGATGAATCATGAATCAAATCGAACGCGAACAAATTGAAAGAATCAAACATCATGCTCAGAAAAAAATCTGGGTCACCTTCCAAAAAGAAGGAATCCACTGCTACCCCGCAGCCGCAACAGATCCAACCCTTGCGACCGGCGATGAGTATGATGTTAGTTTCCTTAGTGCTCCTCACCGTCATATCTTCCACTTCCGGGTGTGGATTGATGTTGTACACAATGATAGAGACATCGAATTCATCCAGTTCAAGCGATGGCTTGAAAAACTCTATCGAGAAGAAACCATCCAACTCGACTACAAATCATGTGAAATGATGTCAGACGATTTGTATTTGCAAATTGCCGCAAGGTATCCCGGACGTTCAGTTTGGATTGAGGTCTCTGAAGATGGTGAAAACGGAGCTCTCATTAAGTATGAAACTCACCGCCCCAATATCAACATTGCTATCTAATAGGAAACAAAATGGCAAAAATTACTCTCAAATCTAACCCCCGTGTGATTGAAATCCAAGACGACTTGGAAAAGCTCTTGGATTTCTGCCAGGACTATGGTTATCGTTACAACGAGGCTGATTTGTATAACTTCAAGAGTTATGCTTGGCAACAGTATAACAAATATTCACAAGGCAAGAATGCCAAGAACATGTGGGACGAAGACACTCGTCGCTTTGCCGGAAGATTCTAATGAGAAAACTATTTTACATGGGGCTGGAAAGTTACGAAGCCCGTTACACATTACAGCTCACAGAATGGAATCGGCGTGTGTTTGACCGCAGAGGTCTGGATGTTGTTTATGTTCCAGGTACCACTATTGACAACACCCAAGCAATCAGTGTAGGTCAGGTATTGGATGCACATGGTCGCAGTTATTTTGCCATGAGTCAAATGATGAACTTGGTTCAGTTAATGAAGAACGGTGATGTTACTGGTGACGATGTGATCTACTTTGAAGACATGTTCCAACCGGGCTTTGAAAGTCTTGGTTACATCATGAATCAGATTCCCCGAGAACAATGTCCCAAGATCTATGTTCGTTGTTTGGCACAGGCTATCGACCCGGATGACTTTGTGCATGTGTGGGGTATGGCTAAATGGATGAACTTGTATGAACAAATGGTCAATGAGATGGTGGCTTTCTCGGGGGGTGCAGTATTGGCAACCAATGAGGAAATGGTCGCGCACATGCGCATCGCTGGATGGACTGCTCCGATCTACAACATTTCCGGTCTGGCATTTGGCAAATCAGAAGTTCTGGAGCGAATTGGCGGAACGGGGAATATCACGCCGTTTGCTGAAAGACCGAGACGAGTGGGCTTCGCGGCTCGTTTTGATCAGGAAAAACAACCTGGCTTCTTCATGGATCTTATTGAAATGTATAGGGAACTCACCAGCGAGCCGTGTGAGTTTGCCATATACTCAGGTGGACCTTTACGATCCAATAACCCTGAATACGTTGAACGTGCCCGCCGTATGGAGGCGGAAGGCAAACTTCGGATCTATGACAACATAAGCAAAAATGAATACTATAGTCATCTCAATAACACTCGTGTGTTGTTTAATTGTGCTTTACAAGATTGGGTTTCAAACACCGTATCAGAGGCCGATACTGTTGGATGCAATGTGCTATATCCAGCGTATCGCAGTTTTCCTGAAACCTTCTCGAACGATCCCAATAGACTGTATATTCCCTGGTCAATAGATGACGCTTATCACAAAATGCAAAACCTCCTGCGAGAACCGCACCACAACATGGGACTCATTAGTGATTGGAACAATGCCACTGTGGATCGCGTTGTTGATATTATTTCTGGACAAGGTGAGCAGTGGAATCGAGCCGGTAATAGATATCGTGACCACGCTGCTCACGAAAAATATCAAGTTGTAAAGATTGAAGAATGATTAGCAAACATTTTACAAAACAAATTGAGCAAGGTGCTACAGAAATGTTTTTCTATGGTCTAGAAACAGGATCTGGCTCGATAGAAAACATGAAAATTAATATCACAAACCACAAAGGCACACTGGACACATTTCCAACTAACTTAGAGTTTGTTAGAATGCTGAGTGAAAATGTGCCATTGTTCAAGGAAATAGAATGATTAATGTTATTGTTACTGGTGTGGCAGGCTATATTGGTGGTCAGATTGCACTGAGACTAAAAGATGCTGGTTACACAGTGTACGGAATTGATCGAAGAGAATCGCCTAAGCATTTGTTAGGAGTGTGTGATGGCTTTTTATATCAAGACTTTGCAAGCGATGTGGCACTAAGTTGGATCATACAAAAACAACCCAAAGCTATCATTCACTGTGCTGGTACAAGCCTTGTGGGCCCTTCAGTAAAGGATCCTAGTGAATACTACAACAACAATGTGGTTAAAACTTTACGATTATTAGATATTGTTAAAAATAGTTTACCTAAATGTAAATTTATTTTTAGTTCCAGTGCCGCCACGTACGGCGAGCCTGTTATGAATCCCATACACGAAGTGGACCCTAAAGAACCTGTCAGTCCCTATGGCGAAAGCAAGTTGATGATAGACATGATGCTGGAAAGCTATCACCGGGCATACGGTCTTGACTATGTGAGTTTTAGATACTTTAATGCCTGTGGTGCTGATCCCCAAGGCAGACATGGTCAAGAGCCAGGTGCCACACACTTGATTGCCAAGTTGTTAGAAGCCACAAGAGATGATGGACAATTTAGAATATACGGTGACGATTACCCTACAGACGATGGCACTTGCGTTCGTGATTATGTGCATGTGGATGACGTGGCGCAAGCTCATGTATTAGCATTGTACATGCGTGTTCCTCCAGGCGTTTATAATCTTGGTTCAAATCAAGGAACCAGCGTTAAGCAAGTGATGGATCGTGCAAGAACTATCATTGGGAAAATGCCTTACATTGGTGTAGAAGCTCGTCGCGAAGGTGATCCGCCTGTGCTGGTAGCATCAGCAGACAAATATGATGCAATTGGCTGGCGCAAAAATTACACACTGGATGATATGATACAGCATTCTTGGAACTGGTACAACAGGTAAATATTTTTATGGAATATGCATATCAATTAAATTTGCCTCCAGTTGTTGAAATACTTCGTCCTGAGTTGAGAGACAATCCTTGGAAAGACATTGATGGGTTAGTTACTGTTACACATGCAGAAGAGTTTGTAGATCCTTCTTGGTTAAACTTCAGAGGACTCAACTGGTACAAAGCAAATATCTTTAAAAAGGCACCTGGGTGGTACGGACCTATTCACACTGACGGTAATAATACTGTACAAACCTGGGCCATCAATTGGGTCGAT